CCTGGAAGAGCCTGGACTGCTCCCTGCCGCCTTCGAGAACCGATTGGATGGCAGCACCAGTGGTGGCCTCGCCGAAGTCTCTGCCACGCCGCCCGGCGATAACATCAGCCAACTCTGCCCGCTCGGGAATACCCCGGTTCGCCAGCGACTGACCCTCACGCTCCTCCCGCCGCTCAAACGTGGGATTGATGAGCTTCATCATACGGTCGTAGCTCGCCTGCTCGACCCTGCTCCGCTCGAGACCGAAGTCGCCGATACCCGGCATATCCGGGAGACTGGCAAGGTCTAAGCCGCCCGTAGGCAGCCCTCCAATCACGGATGCGAGTGCGCTCATCTCGCCGGCGGCTGGGCCGAACATACCCTCGCCGACTCCAGCACCTGGGGCTCCGAACTGCCCAAGCATCTGCTCGAGAGCCGTGCCTGTGAGTGCCTGCTGGCCCTCGAGAAGAGCCTGCTGTTCCGGCGTGTTGGTCACCGTCGCGATATTTCGATCTGGACCCGTGAACTGCACATTACCCGTAGGCGTGAACTGGTCAACCCGGTTCAGCCGGGTCATTGCATCCAGCATCTCATACGGATCCTGGCCTGGTGCGCCTCCGCCTTTTCCGCCCATCATCTCCTCCTAGTAAGTGCCCACGGGAGGTGGAGTTGGATCCCCGAACTGGATCGGTCCAGGACCGCCGCCACCTCCTGCACCTGAGCCGTAATACTGCTGGAGCCACGGCGGGATGTACCCGAGGTCGGGGATCGGAGTCGGTGGCACGTATGGATCCGGGATCACCCTCGGGCCGCCCTGTCTCGGACCCGGCAGATCCGGCACAGCCCGCCCAGGAGTTTGATCATCCCTGAGCCTCACCTCCGGCGGCGGATCAAACGGGCCAGGGATTCCAGGCTCGGTTTCGGGGTTACCCCGGTACGGCCAGCCCGTGCTCTTCGCTTGGCCGTAAGCCGACGCAAACGGGCTCACTCCCGCCATCATCATGTTGGTAGGGTCCTGCGAATAGGTTTGCGGCTTTCCTGCCATATCTGCCTCCGAGGAAATCAGACTTCGTAAGTCCGTAAACAAGCGTCCTTGAGCCTTCGGAGTCATAATCCCTGAGGATACCCTCAAGTTTGAATCCGAAACCCTCCATCAACCTCGCTGATCGCTTGTTCGCCTTAGAGACGAGTGCAGTCACCCGCAACACACTCATAGGTGGCAGGAATGGGGTCGCCAAGACCTCGGCGACCTCCCGCGGAGCCATCCACCCATTCGTATCAGAAGCACCGGCCATGAACACGTTCTTGCCGGTGTAGTTGGTAAAAATCATCGCCGCCCGAATAATGGCATCGCCGTCCGGGAGCGCCTTGACGATCACCACGGGGTACCCATCGACGAACAAGTCGTTGCCGTCGAGCCGATCGATGACCCAGTCGCGAGCGATCTGGACCTCGATCATGGTTTTTGGGTACCACAACATTACATCCCCGTCCCTATCTTAGTGTGCCAGAGAGTCAGATTCCACGCCACCTGGATCTTGGTAGAGAGCTTCATGAGCAATGAAATCGCCCGGCCATACCCGGCGATAATGTCCCACCGCTCACTCGTGGTGGCCTCGATCGACCACGGCGTCACGGCATCGACGCCACCCAGGAGCGTAGCATCATTGACCGGCACGGGCGGATTCCTACCCCCAGGCCTACTCTCATCAGTCCACCACGTCGTCGGGTCCGGTATTTCATCCGGCATCCCAGTAGGAGGAGTCGGCGGCGGCACCCACTCGCCGCTCCATGGAGTTCCGACCCCAACCGAGTCCTTTGGATAGCCAAACTGCGGGATCTCGGCATAGTCCACCGCAAGACCGATAGCCTTGTTGACGACAGCATCTGCCGTGAAGAAGATTTTCACAGCGTCGAACTGCTTGTTCTCCTCGACACCGAACCTGAGCCACGAGGTCTGAACGTCCGACTTAATTGAGTTAACGCTGAAATTCCTAACCGCCCCAGGCTGCGGAGGAGTGGCGGCTGAAAGATCAAGAATTACAGACTCGCCATTTTCAAAAGAGAGAAAATCCCCGGCGGTTGTCAACACGTAAATAGCGGCATAATGTTGGTCAGTTTCCGGGTAGAGGTACATGGAGACCCAATGGACAGTGCCGACACCGGTCCCGTTAATGGACCCAATGACTGATACGGTGTCACCAACCTCAATCGCCTCAATCTCGTTGGTCCTGTCTATACCATTGTAATCTATTGTGTTTACTCTGATAGAAGCATCAAAATCAGGAAGCGAGGTAGGATAATCCCGGACGTTCAGGAGGCCATGCCCGTTCTGCGAACTCACAAGCTGTGAACTCGTTGTATATTCATACGTGTACTGCTCGCCGGGACCGTCTTCAATCCCCGTGGTATCAAGAATCAACTCCGAGTCGTAATTCCCATTCTCGGCCTTGTAGACGACTCCGTTGTCAGTCCCAAAGTACAGGTCGCCCTGATACTCGATCCAGCAGTAGGCCTTGATGTCCTTCCACCGGCTCCAAGCCCCCGTCACGGTGTTCATAACGAACTGATCAAAGTTATTCCCGGTAGGCACGTTGAAGATCATCAACTTATTCGGTGGGAAAAGCTGCACATCAAATCCAAACGCGCCGCGCCGTGGCGCAGCCGCCTGCATGGCCCCGGAGATCTTAGTGAGATCAGCGGTGGCTTCAACCCCAGAGAGGAGCTTCGACATCGGGAGGATGTCGAGGTCGGTCATCATATAGAGATCGCCACCGAACTTGGCGAAGCTCCGCGGACCCATCGGCAACCCAGGATTGTAGATTCCAACGAGAGCCCAGTCGGCCTCATCAGCCGGATAGCTGCCCTGGTAGGCAATGGTCTCACCGCCTGACATGATGACCAGCAGGTAGTCATCGGTCCCGTGACCACCATCATGAGTCACTGACTCGATCGAAGTGATGGACCCACCGAACTGCCCGATATCCCCGATCTGGAACTCAGTAATGGCGCCACCAACAGCGTACAGCTCGGTGTACCATATGCTCTGCGAGTCCACCTCCCAGTAGTACATCCGATTCTTAAATGCGAAGCACCCGAACGGCTTGACAGTCGCAGGGCCGGTCAATGAAAGATCGTCCCAGTCCGTTCCATCGAACGTCTTGAATTCAGTCCCATTGACGGCAACAAGGTACCCACCGACGGGAGCGGCGCCACCCCTGAAGTTCGTCCAAGACCACACATCGGAAGTCATCCCAGTAAGCGCCGCCGGTGTGGTGAACTCGCCGGGTCCGGGAGCTGTGGCATCCCAGACTGCGCCAGCGTCAGCAGCGAATAAGTGGGTTGTGCCGCCAGCGTCGTACTTCATCAACGTCTTGACAGCTTCCGCAGTATGATCGGTGGCCTTGTAGCTGTAAGAGTGCTCCACAAACCCTTTGCGGACATGCACAGCACCGAGCCCGCACGTCCAGTTGTCGAGCAAGGTGGCATCTTCCGACGGGATACTGTCGACATCGTCCCGAGTATTCCAGCCGCCAATGGGCGGGTCAGTTGAGATGTCCTTCGACACCTTAATCCGACTCCCCGCGTTCTGCACGGACTCCTGGAATGTTTCGTTACGCATCAGTACCGATCCCTACCTTCTCCGGGCCCGTCCATACCCTGGTGTATTTGAAAGAAGAAATTTTCCCCGGCCACCACTTGCACTCATCCGCGCTCGCCCGCCGTCCCTGCGAGCCACGACCTTGATCGCAGCCTGAAGCTCACGCATCTCGTCAGCGAACCCGAGCCCCAGCATCCGCAGGCCCCTGACATACCCGGCATGCTCGACGAGCGAGGCATCGAGCACAGGGACGTCAGAGTCAGCAGTGAAGTCATTCTTCCGAACCCCCGCGGACGACACGACAATCTCTTCTGAAATATAAGCATAAGTCATACCAGGCCCCGAGCTTTTCGCAGTCGGGACAGGATCAATGTGAATATAACTACGGTAACTAGTTGGGCCGACAGTTCCGAAAGACACAGCAGGCGGCCCGGCAATGGTGAAAGCAACAGCATCGACCTTGGGGCCATCTCCCGACCGCTTTAAGATCTCCCACTCAAACGGATCCAGCGGGCCGATGGCGGGGAGCTTCCGAATAGCATCCCAGGCCGTGTCGTTGAGGATGTGATCGAAGTCAGATGGGAGCAAATAATGGGCGAGATTGGTCTGATACGCCACCCCTCCTTCTCTCCGAAGAATCGCCCATGGGTGAGCCCAGAACACGTCTCGCTTGAGCCCCTGACGAACTGCAAGAGAGACAAACGCGGCGTTTTTATCAGCGTTCCCGGCGACCGACTGGAGCGGATCAAAACGGAGCTGGAGCGCCACGTCGTTACAAATCTCGAGAAATGTTCTGGTCTCCATCGACTACTCCTCGGCGGCTGCCTTCTTTTTCGCAGCCGCAGCCGCCCGGCCATCAGCCATCTTCTTCTTCTGAGCCGCGGTGAGGGTCCGCTTTTTCGCCTTCTTCGGCTTTGCCTCCAGGGCGTCAAGACGCTCCATAAGCTTCCTGTTGGCCTCCAGAAGCTCGGCCACCTGGGTTCCCTGGACATCCTTCGCAGCAAGCATCTTGGCCGCTTGATCGCGAAGCGAGAGGCACCCGAGATACTTGGCCTGGTTCTCACTGATCTTGACGAACTGCTCGACAGTGTGAATCCCAGACGCCTTGAGGGTCGCCACGAGCGCAGGCTGCATGGCCGACCACTCATCGATACGAAACCCCTCCTCGATGTACTCGATGCCCTTTTTGAAGGCCTCGTAATGCTTTGGCCACTTCTGCCGATGCTTCTCCTGGACCTCGTAAACGGCCACCGTAGAATTCGAGCCGAGTACCTTGGCCTCGATGTGCTCGACATCATTGAACACCGGGTATCCAGCCTCGATGCTCTTCTTTCTGTCCTTCACAGGATGCATGAAGAAACGGATAATGAGCCCGTCCTTCGTTGCGTTTTCCGCTCCTCCGGCTATCGGCATTATGTCCTCCTGAATGCTGGAGAGGGGAGCCCCGAAGGACTCCCTCCCCGTTGTTCATAAACTAGGAGCCCTGAATCAGAACTCCCTGTCTGGCGGCGTTCGACATGGTCAGGTTCCCGGCCCAGAGGATGGGAACGATGAAGGTGTCCTTCTCATAGGTCACCCGCTTGGAATCCGCCACCATGTTCACATCCCTGTGCGGGCGATAGAACAGGTAGTCGGTGTTCAGGAAGTACATGTGGCTCGCGGCGATGCCGGAGTCACCGTCGTACACCACCGGGGCCGAGTTGAACATCAGGCTCTGGAAGCCCGAAACGGCCTTGTCCGTGCTGGTGATGCGCTGGATGTCGGTGAGGCTCTCCCAGAACATCTGGTAGAACAGGATGTCGCCGACGATGAGGTCGGTGATATCCGAACCACGGAGGCACTTCAGCCACAAGGACTGCATGTACGCCTTGATGTTCGTGGCAGCGATCGTGGTCGAGGGATTCTCGACCTGATTCCTCCACCAGACGTTCGTCGCACGATCGATCGTGCCAACGACACCGGTCGCCGGAGCGTCCGCCACCTGGAGCTGGAGACCCTCGAGAGCCTTGGCGTCGTAGGTCGGTCCCGCCTCGTAGAGGGCGACCGAGATCTGGTTGGCCATGGTCTTGAAGGCGTTGCTGATGCGACCCTCGAGAAGGTCGATCATGCGCTCCTTGCCGGTGTTCTGGATGTTGACCTCTTTACCGGTCGCGTGGACGGTCACAGCGCCCTGCTTCCAGTCGTAGATCGCGGTGTCGATGACAGCACTCGCCGGGGTTCCGGCGTAGATGTCATCGGCGCCCTCATACCAGAGGAACGTGTCGTTCTCGGCGTACTGCAGCTCCTGCCAGATCTGGTCGCCACCAGGGGCCGGCTTGATGTTGCCCTTCGCCGAGAGTTTGGCCAGCAACGCATTCGATGTCGAGACGTTGTCGGCGAGTTCACGGGTGCGCGACTGAATGGTCGTCGCGACTACTTCGCCTACTGCGAAAGCAGCGGAATAGGCCATGGTTCAGTCCTTTCTATTTTGCCCGCATCGCCTCATCGAGTCGTTGAGAAAGCTCGTCCCGCAAGGTTACCGGTGTCCGCACTTCTCCAGCGGTTGGTGACTTTGTGGACCTGCGTTTGCCAGCGGCACGTTTGGACTTTGCTACATTTTTCTTCTTTTCTACGACCTTCTGCCTTTTCTTCTCCAGGTCGCTCTTGGCGAGATGTTTCTCGCGAAGCGTTGGATTCGACCAGACAACATGCTCGTAGATCTCCATGACCGAAGGTACCGTCTGACCCGAGGCCTGTGCGCTCTGCACGACCTGGATCATCAACGGCTCGGCCTCTTCGTACAACGGCATCTTACCCTCTTCACGGAGCTTAACCACCTCGGAATTGACCGCATGTGCATGCTCAATAGCTGCCCGCTGGTCTTGAACCGAGATGCGCTCCTCGAGAGCAGACACCCTGTCATCGGCTGGCGATGCAGCCGGTTTATCGGTGACAACGCCAGAGGCATCGACACCGTACAATTCGGCAATCCATTTGACTGCCGCGGCGGGGTCATCTTCGAGACGCTTATGAACAGCAACGAAGCGCCTGATCATCTCCCCTTCGGAGACTCCAGTCTTCGCCAACTCCTCACGCACCGGGTCGATGGCCTTGTGAATGTCAGCAACAGATTGGACCTTCTGAGTGTAGTCGGCCTGCATCCCCTTGTAGGAACGCATGAAGAATTCCTGGGCTTTTGAAGGCATATCAACGAAAGCGGCCTTGACATCATCAGGCCAGTACTCGAGAGGATCGAGAGAAGTGACCGCCGGGTCTATTTCCTCGCTTTCCTCCCGCCCTTCTTCGCCTTCTTCCTCGTCTTCGCCTTCTTCTTCTTGCAGCCCATCGTCAGCCTCTACGGCGCCATCGTCTTCGTCGACTGCGCCTTCTTCTTCTTCGACTCCCAGTTCTGCTTCGGAGCCGGTTGGCTCACCGGAACGCTCATCTTCGTCTTCGAGGTCCCCAGACTCCCCGAGAACATCCCCGCCGTCCTCGAATTCACCTGATCCGCTTTCCTCATTGTTTTCTCCCTTCCCAAGCAATTCATCGAAGGTCTCTTCGATGGTATCCCGAAGTGTCGGACTCTCCTCGATCAGCTTGTCTTTCGTTTCCTTCTTCTCAGCCATTCTTGTCCTCCTTGGGTCGGCAATCCCCGCCAGCTTCCACCAGATGGGGATTTTGACGCAGCAGCTCCCGCCGCTGCGATCTTGATGTAATCATAGGCATGCCTGGGAATCCAACACCAACATGCTCATCGATGTCACCGAAAACAGCAGGACCCTCGCCCTTCTTCTCCTCAACCGGGAGCTTGTCGTACCAGACGACCTTCTTCAGCTCGTGATCGAACTTCCCGATCATCAATTGCTCCCCGCCAGGTTCGCCTTGGCCGCGTCAATATCCATACGAGCCACTATAACCTTGACCTGCTCTTTGAGCTTGGTGCTCTCGAAGTCCATCCCGAGCTTCTGCATCTCGATCTGAATCTTCGCGATGTCAACCTGAGCGTCCATCTCCATCTTCTGCTTCTTCATCTCGAGTTCAGCCTGCTGGAGCTTGAGCTTGCCCATCTCGACCTGCTGCTTCATCTGAGCCGCCTGCTTCGCCGGGTCCTCTTCCTGCTTCGGCGGCTGGCTCCCGATGGACTCCAGGGCCGCTGTGAGGTCCCTTCCTGCGTTGAAACGGTTCGCGGCATACATGAGCATGGCTTTAGCCGCCTGCATCGGCAGGATGCCCTGCTGGACCGCTGGGATGAGCTGCTGCATCAAAGGCGCCAGAGCCCCGAAGAACTCGGTCACATCCTGTTTCTGCTGCTGCTCGTTGATCGCGATCGTCGAATCGGTCTCAATGTCAATGGTGTAATCGCGAAGATCCTCGTCACGGAACTTCTCAACCATGGCATTCATGCCAGCGACGATGTCCTCGCGGTTCTCGACACCGGACATCATGATGAGCGTGTCGGTGTCGAACAGCTCGGCGATCAGGCCACCCATGAGCCGCACGGCGTCCCGAGCGAAAACCTGCATGTCCTTCTGGCGATTCTGGATCCTGAGGGTACCGAAACGGCCCTTGGTCCTCACCGCCGTGGCCGTCTCCCGTGGATCCGACTGCCCACGGATGATATCGGAGATCCCAGTCAGCTCGTAGATCTCTTCCTTCACCTCAGATCGACGCTGCGAAAGCTTCCCAATCACATCAGAGATGACCGCGATCGGCAACCACTCGATGGCCTTCTCGGTCCCGCCAGCGGATGCAAGCTTCCCGAACTCCTCATCCGGCATGATCTCGTTGTCCTCGCCGTCGAAGAGCCTGGTCAGCGAGTGGATCTCCGCATCGCACACCCCAACGGCCTTGAGAGCCTCGGTGAGGCGCGTGAGACGCCGGGTGATGACATTCAGCTCCTCGGCCTGGTACTGGTAGAGGGTGTACTCAGGAACGGGCTCGAGAGTATCTGTGGTCTTCACCGAGACCATCGGCTCGGGGCACGGGAAGAACCCCTCGAGTCCGTAAGGATCGTCCTCCTCCATGATCAGCTCGTTGTTGGCCTCGGAGATCCAGACCACAGTCTTGGACCGCTTGTCCCAAATCTCCCACACCCGAGCGAAGTCCTCGCGGTCATACCAGTCGTAGAGCCCGGCGTCGAAGTCCCCGCCGGTCTCCCCGGCATGCCAGACCTCCCAGTCATCGTGGAGCATCTCGCCGTTGAGGGGAATCTTCTTACCGGCCTCGGGCCCGAACTTCTCAATCAGCTCGTCGCGAGTCATATCCCGAGCGAAACCGGTCCACCAGACATCCGGGCACCACTTCTTCCCGAAAGAGTGCTCGAAGTCCCGCCACGTCACATGCTCGGTGAAGGCCTCTTCCCAGACCTTCTTCTCCTCAACATCGTCGACGAACTCGACTCCACCTTCATCCAGCTCCCGATAGCCCTCGGTGACCTCATCCTCGAATTCGGCGTCGTAACGCACCCGGACGGTCCCCCGGCCCGCGAGCAGGTAGTCGTCCCGAGCAAGCTTCATGGCCCGGTCAAACTCGTAATTCTTGATGCCCTGGCAGTAGGACAAGCACCGCTCCATGACCATCGCCATGGAGTTGCCCTCGGGATCATCCTCGAGAAACCGGCGGGTGACCTCAGGACGAGGAGTGTGGGAATAGACGGCACCCTTCAAGGTCTCGGTGTTCGACCACAGAATATTGAAAAACTCAAACTCATCGTCGGTGATACCACGGTAGGTTTTGACAGTTTCCGAGGCCCGGTCGCGCCAGTTCTTGCTCCGCTTGCGAGCACGAAGAACCTCATCCTGCCAAAAATCATTGAGGCTTAATTCGGTCTTCTGGGCGACCTCATGTTCGGACTTTTCGTCCGCCATTACCTATCTCCCTACCTCGTAAAGTCCTTCAGCCATGGTCTCTCCTTACGACGTGAACCGCTTCAGTATCAGGGCGAAATCTTCCGCTGTGCCTTCCGGGTTGTCTTCGCGCCAGTCCGTCATGGCGGTAGTGACGTGCGCTTTATTCTCGGCGCCCGTGGTGACTGCGACCAGGGCGGCGAGGAGCTTATCCCAGAGCGTTTCACCGATGGGGTCAGTGGCCTTCATGCCCTTCATCGCCGCCGGGAGCGAATCGTAATCAGCCGAGTCCACGGTGTCGATGACGTAGACCAGGATGTCGGCGTGGTTCTCCACGTCTGAAATGATGCCGTGGTCAGCTCTGCGACCCTCCAGCCTGCAAGGTGGGTATTTCGGCGGTAGCACTGTCAAGACACCGTGCGGCGGTCCCTGGAGGCCCTCAGTGGTCACTGTGCGTGTTTGGTTGATACCGGCAAACACGTCTTGGCTGAGATCGCCTCTGCCCCTGGTATAGGTCGCGGGATCACCATCAGCCCAATCGCTGAACTCATGCGGGAACTCCGCGTCAATGTCGGTGTCGTGCTTGGCGAAGACGTAGATTTCACAGAGCATAAATTCTCCTATAGCTTGAACGGGGTGTTGACGTAGAGGGACCAGAACTCGGCGGCGTCGAGCACTAAGCCACTGTCAGCCTGTGACACGTAAAACCCGTTATCAGCAGCCGTC